ACCCCACTAACAGATGAACTTGAGTATAAGCTACACTATATTCTTGATAGTATAGCTGAACTTGAGTATGACTACGACAGAGAGGTAGAACTTGAAATCGCAAAGTGATTGGGATTTATTCTATATGCGTATTGCTAACTTAATATCTCAGCAATCGTATGCAGAAGATCGTAAAGTTGGTGCTATCATTGTCAAAGATGATAACATCATTTCATTCTCATACAACGGTACACCACGAGGAACAAACAATGATACCCAAGTACATGAGGTTCTCCATGCAGAAACTCAAGCAATTGCCAAGGTTTCCCGTTCTAATCAATCTACTTTGGGTGCTACCCTGTATAGCACTCTTTCCCCTTGTATTGATTGCGCTAAGCTTATCTATGCTGTTGGAATTAGTAGAGTGGTTTATAGAGACCCTTATAAATGCAGTAGAGGGATTGAGTTCTTAACTAGTCAAAGTGTTATAATTAATAACACACAACTTCACGAAGCATTCATTGATCCAATGTTGCTGATTAACACAGGACTATACAACAATGACTGAAACAACAGCACTACTAACAATTACTTTAGTAGCTTTAGGTGCATACAACTGGCACCTCCATACAGTCATTCAAGGTCTTAACGATCAGATTGATAATTTCCTTGAGATGGTCATGGAAATGGCTAAAGAACTACAAGAACTTGGTTCGCCTAATGTAAAGGTAGTTGATGATAAAATCAAAGAAAACCTATGATAGACCTAAGAATATCCGTGTGACAGTAGCTTGTCTACCTGATGCTGAAAAAGATGTAAGGCAAATGTTCTTTGATTGTCTTAATGATTACAGCAAACGTTTCAAGGTACCTATCACGGATAAAAAGTTTGTAGTACATATCTGTCTGGTTGAATATGAAGAAAGCTGTAATGAACAAGGTTTAACTATATACAACGATATAGACAGACGTATTCTTATTCAGCTGAGAGATCCACTCTTAAATGATTGGACTCCAAACCACTTTGTCATGGATAAGTTTGTTAACATTCTTGCTCATGAAATAGTACATGCATGTCAGTATTTATGCAATCGTAAGATACCTAAGTTTAATAAACTAAGTTACGATAAAAAAGACTTAAGAGAGCAATACTTCTTTGATCCCTCAGAAATGGAGGCTCGAATGTTAGAGGCTCCATACACATCATTCTACGGGAGTATTCTTAATGAATAATAAAAAAATTATATACAATATTTGCAATTATTGTGGTATAAAAAAGCCTTTTTTCTTTATACAATGTAATAACTGTGGAAGAAAACCATGAATAAACTAAGGCTATGTGTAGACATTGAGACCAATGGTTTTATTCCAGATGTAAATACAATCTGGTGTCTTGTTGCTGTTGACTCAGACAACGGGAATGTTTACTCATTCTCAGACTATGACGATGAGCTACCAAGCTTAAACGAAGGTCTTGCATTTATATCTAAAGCTGATATAGTATTTGGTCATAACATTATCGGTTATGACTTAGTAGTACTAGACTATATCCTTGGATTCAAACTACCAAGCACTGTTAAAGTGATTGACACATGGATCTTATCCCAACTAAACCAGTACAGGCGTGAGCATAAACATGGTCTTGAGGGATGGGGTGCTAAATTAAACTATCCTAAGCTAGACTTCACTGAGTTTAATAACTACAGTAAAGAAATGCTTACATACTGTATCCGAGATGTTGAACTCAACGTCAAGGTATACAAAGTATTAACTGAAGAAGCTACTAACCTGATTCGTAAATACCCATTGTACAAGAAAGGTATTGAGGTTGAGACTGAGTTTGCTAAAATAGAGGCTGACATTAGATCTAAGGGCTGGATGTTTGATATGGCAAGAGCGCAAACACTCTTAACAGAAATCAATAACAAATTAGATGCTATTGAGATGGTACTCGAACCTAAAATTGGAATGAGGTGTATCAAGACAGATGGAAAAGACGAATTCAAAGAACCAGCATGGCGAAAAGACGGGTGTTATACAGTCGCCACTGTTAAACACTTTAATCTACCGCAAGAGTCGGGAAGAACTGAAAGACCTATTGAAGGAGCCTACTGTAGAATCTCCTTTGAACAAGGTAAAGTCGGATCAATAGAAGTAGTTAAAGACTGGTTGTATTCTATTGGCTGGGTACCTGACGAATGGAATGTAGAAAAAATCAATGGTAAGTTTGTTAACAAGTCACCTAAGATTACTGAATCTTCTCTTGATAAACTTGGTGCTGATGCTATGCTTGTCAGTGAATACTATACAATTAGAAGTCGTAAAGGCATTCTTGAAGGTTGGATTAATGAAGTTAAAAACAGTAAAGATAATCGCTTACATGGTCGCATGTGGACTATTGGTACTCCTACCTTTAGATGCCGCCATGAGGTCGTTGCTAACCTCCCTTCTGTTGACTCCGTATATGGGAAAGAAATGCGAGGACTTCTTGTATCAGAACCAGGAACAACCATTGTCGGTGCTGACTCAGCTGGAAATCAGATGCGTGGTCTTTGTCATTATATACGTAATAATGAATTTACTAATGAGGTAATCAATGGAGATGTCCATCAACGAAATGCAGATGCTCTTGGTACAAGTAGAAAACTTGCTAAGCCTTTTCTTTATGCTTTCTTGTTTGGTGGTGGTGATGGTAAACTTGGTCTCATACTTACGGGTAAAACAGATGCGAAGACAGGTAAGATTGCTAAGGAAAAATTCGAAAATTCAATTCCCGGATTAAAAGAACTTAAAGATAATTTATCAGGACTATTTGATAAGACATCTAATATCTTTGGTAAAGATAAAGCCTTCATCAGAGGTATTGATGGTCGTATGGTATTCGTAAGCTCTCAACATCAAGTACTTAACTACCTACTACAGACTGCTGAAGGTGTCAGCTGCAAGGCGGCAGCAGTATATCTCAGAGACAAACTAAAAGAACGTAACATCCCACACTACTTTGTGTTGCACTATCATGATGAAGTTGCTGTTGTAACTAAAGATGAGTATGCAGAAGAAGTAGCTGAGTTATCTATCGAAGCATTCACCGAAGCACCTAAGTGGTTTGGTATCGAGTGCATGGGTGGTGATGCACATACAGGTAAAACATATGCAGAGGTACACTGATGATTGAATCAGATGATCAATTCGACATTGCAATTATAGATGCAGATAGTATTCTGTATCAGATTGCTTACATGCAACCGTCTCCAGCGTTATGTCGTAAAGCTCTTGACGATAAGTTAAAAGAGATTATGACTAACACTGGCTCTATTAACGGAGCAATCTTTATTAAAGGTAAAGATAATTTTAGGTATCAGGTAGATGCCGCTTATAAAGGTAATAGAAAAGATAATATTGAACCTGAAGTTAAAGATCGTATTGAAGATCTATATGAGTACTGTAAAGAGTTTAGTATACAGTCAGATGGTGGTGAAGCAGATGACTACTGTGGTATTGCCGCTGAGTTAGCATTACAGGATAACAAACGTTATATTGTATGCCACATAGATAAAGACTTGGACTGTATTCCTGGATGGCACTATAACTTTCGCAAGGATACGTTATACTATGTTGAACCAGAAGACGGTTACAGGTTTCTTATGATGCAAATCCTAACAGGAGATGCAACAGATAACATCCAAGGCTTAAGAGGTGTAGGACCAAAGACAGCTGAAAAGCTTATTAATAGTGTACCTAATAACCTCTTGTGGTCAAGGGTTATTGACATCTGGAAAGAAAAATGTGGTGATAATTGGGAACCTTTCTTTTTGAAGTGTGCTAACTGCATATACATCAGAGAGACTGATGAAGACCTTAAGCCACTAACATTTGAAGAACTAAAGGAACGACTATCATGGAAGATTACGGACACTGGATTGCCCTCACAGAGCGACCAGCCAACGCCTTCGGATTTATCTATGCAGTCTTTGGACCAACTGGAAGACAATACATCGGAAGAAAGCAACTCATAAGTGAAACATCTAGACTACCCGCAGGCGCAAAGCGCAGAGTTAAGACTCGAAGAGAGTCTGATTGGAGAACTTACAGATCCTCCTGCAGAGAACTGCTTGATGATATTGAGTTATATGGAGCTGAAACATTTACTTTTGTTATATATGACTGGGTATACGGAAGAGGGATGCTTACGTATAGGGAAGTACAAGAGCAATGGTCGTGTGAAGTCCTTTCAAGAGATGAAACGCCTGACGGAGAGCGTCTCTGGTACAATGGCAACATTGGAGCCGTCAAGTTTTTAAAACCTAAATCATGAATAAGAATAAGCCTATTAAACCACTTGAAAAAGAAATCCCTTCATTAAAAGAGGATTTTAAAAATCAATTCAAACGTAAGAAAGAAACTCAACAAGAAGCTAAAGACCGAAGAGAACGTATTAGAGAGTATAAAGACAACAGAGACTGGAACTAATATATGTCAAGGTGGATTCATACCGCTTGCCCTAAGTGCAGCTCATCAGATGCCTTCTCATATAAAGAAGATGATGAGTTTGGATACTGCTTTTCATGCTGCAAGTCAGCACCAACAGACCCTAACTTTAAACCAACAGTTTATCATAAAGAAAACTACGATATGCACACAATAGAGGAGATCAAAGAGTATGACACAAGAGGATTCCAAGAAAGAGGTATCACCAAACCCGTATCAGCTCACTACGGTGTTAAGGTTTCGTATGCTGAGGATGGTACTATCAGTAGCCATTTTTATCCATATACTAAAGACAATAGTGTTGTTGCCTATAAGGAGCGTAAACTACCTAAAACCTTTCTTATTCACGGCGAGTTTAAAGGTGTACAGCTATTCGGTCAGAATGTTTCAACGGGTGGTAAACGCATTATCATCACGGAAGGAGAACTAGACGCATTAGCTGTAGCTCAAGCTCAACATGATAAGTATGGTAGGTTCTATCCAGTAGTAGCATTACCTTCTGCGTCAGCCACATCAATGATCCTTGAACAACGTGAATGGTTACGTAACTTCGATGAAGTCGTATTGATGTTTGATCAAGATGATGCAGGAAAGAAAGCTACAGATCAAGCCGCTAAGATCATTGGCTATGATAAAGTTAAAGTAGCATCACTACCTGAGAAAGATCCTTGTGATGTGCTAATCAAACATAACTCTGCTACACTAATGAACTGTATCTTTGATGCACGTACATTCAGTCCAGCAGGTGTTGTTAAAGGTGAGGCTATCTGGGAACAATTCATGCGTAAGAAAGAAACTATTTCTTTACCTTACCCTGAATGTTTAAAAACTCTCAACGATAAGATACATGGTCTTC